AAGACTTTGTCCGCTAATGGGTCAATCCTCTCGAGGCGGCCAGCGCCTTATACCAGTGCGATGCCGCCGTTCCCCAGAACCGGACATGAATTCAACGCCTTGATCCGTGCCACAAGCACTCGAAATCTGAACGAGCCCTAAAGACATGACCCTCGAAGAGATGGCCGCGCAGCGTGAGACGCTGCTGGCCGCGCGTTATCGCGGCGTACGCACGGTCGAGATCGATGGCCGGCGCGTCACGTATGCTTCGGACACCGAGATGGCGGCTGCGATCACGGATCTGGAGCGGAGGTTCGCACTTGCCAGCAGCGACGGTCGCCGGCGACGTATTTTGACATCTGCCTCGAAGGGACTGTGAATGCGTGCGTCGCTGACGCATCTGCGACGCCGCGTCGGAGCGTTCATTGGCGGGTTTGAGGCTGGGCTGGCGAACCGGAGGCTCCGGGGCTTCCAGCCGAGCCGGGCACATCTCAACACGCTGATCGCGGCGGCCGGACCCGACATCACAGCACGTGCCCGCTGGCTCGTTCGCAACAATGGCTACGCTACGAATGCGATCGAAAGCTGGGCCGGCAACGTGGTGGGCGCCGGTATCAAGCCATCGTCGCTGATTGCGGATTCCGAACTCAAGGCGCGGGTGCAAAAGCTTTGGCTCAACTGGACCGACGAATCTGATGCCGAGGGCTTCACTGACTTTTACGGTCTGCAGCGCCGCGCCGCGCGGGAGGTGTTCATTGCGGGCGAAGTATTCTTTCGGTTCCGGCCGCGCCGGCCCCAGGATGGGCTAACAGTTCCGCTCCAGCTGCAGATGCTACCTTCGGAGATGCTTCCGCTGAACCGGAACGAAGTCTCGCCAGGCGGCAACGTTATACGGCAAGGAATTGAGTTCGATGCGATCGGTCGGCGCGTTGCCTACCACTTACTGCGCCGGCACCCTGGCGACATGACCGACCCCGGCCTAGTTGGCGAGGTCGTGCGCATCCCAGCCTCTGAGGTCGTCCACATCATCGATCCGGTCGACGCCGGACAGCTGCGCGGGATATCGCGTTTTGCAGCCGGCCTCGTGAAGCTGTTCCTGCTCGATCAATATGACGATGCCGAGCTTGATCGGAAGAAGGTCGCGGCGATGCACGCGCTCTTCATCACGACGCCGGCCCCGGCCGAACCGCTCGATGCGGCGGAGGGCCGCGACGAGAACGATGAGCGCACGCTCGACCTGCAACCCGGCCAAATCACTATGCTGGAGCCTGGTGAAGAGGTGCAGACGTCGGCGCCGGCGGATTCAGGTCAGACCTACGAGCCATTCCAATATCGAACTCTACTGCAGGTGTCCACTGCGCTCGGGGTGCCCTATGCATATCTCTCAAACGATATGCTCAAGGCCAACTACTCAAACTCGCGCCTGGCGCTGCTGGAATTCCGCCGGCGCATCGAGGCCTACCAGCATGCCGTAATTGTCTGGCAGCTGTGCCGCCAGGTCTGGGCGCGCTGGATGGATACGGCAGTGATGGCGGGCGCGCTCGATCTGCCGGACTACGACCAGCGCCGCCGCGAGTATCTGGCCTGCGGCTGGTTGCCGCCGAAGTGGGACTGGGTGGACCCCATGAAGGACGCTCGCGCTGAGATCGAGCAGATCGAAGCGGGGCTTAAGAGCCGCAGTCAGGCACTGGCCGAGCGCGGTTACGATGCCGAACAGGTCGATGCCGAGATTGCGGCTGACAAGGCGCGGGAGAAATCGCTGGGCCTGATCTTCGGATCGACCGCGCCCCTGGATGCGGCGCAAGCGACAATTGACCCAAGCGCAACGGCCGACGCCGAAGCGCCGCCTGAAACGGCTCAATAGCGGTACTTTCCAATGATTGACCTGCCTCGCGTCGCGTCTCGTGTGTTCGGGACGCCGCTGATGATCGCGCGCGCCAAGCTCGAGGTGATCCTCGGGGTGCTGGCTCCGCGGTTCGCTGGAGGTCCGGTTGAGACCGTCGATCCCGCGGTCGATGCAGCGCCACTGACCTCGATCACCGTGGAACGCATCGCAGTGGTGTCGGTGATCGGCACGCTGGTTAGCCGCTCGGGCTATCTCGATGCCTCCAGCGGCCTCCTGTCCTACGGCGATATCGGGGATGCGATTGCCTCGGCCATGGATGATCCCTCGGTGCGCGGCGTCATTCTCGATGTTGACTCGCCTGGCGGCGAGGTCGGCGGATTATTCGATCTGGCAGAGCGCATCAGCGCGATTAAATCCGCGAGCCGAAAGCCGCTCTGGGCAGTGGCCAACGAGGGTGCGCTGTCGGCTGCTTATGCGATCGCCAGTGCCGCCGACCGGCTTTATGCGACGCGCACCGGTGAACTCGGATCGATCGGCGTGGTCGCCGTTCATGTCGATGAAAGCGGCGCCGATGCCAAGGCTGGACTGTCCTGGAGCTTTGTGTTCGCCGGCGACCAGAAGGTCGACGGCAATGCGCATGAACCACTGTCGCAGCGCGCACGCGCCACCATCCAGGCCGACGTCGATCGGCTCTATGCAGAATTCTGCGGCCTGGTCGCTGCCAACCGCGGTCTGACAGCCGAAACGATGCGCGCCACCCATGCCGCCGTCTATCGCGGTGAGCTCGCCGTCCGCGCCGGCCTCGCCGACCGCGTCGGAACGCTCGATGCCGCGATTGCCGAGATGGCCTCCGAATTCGACCAGGCGGTAATACCCGCCCGCAACATCATCACTCCCACCAATCATAAGAGGAGCCCGTCCATGGCGACGAACGAGACCGAACGGAATGAACGAGAAGCAGGTGAGCCGGACCGGACGCTGATATCGGACCCGGCGCCACCCGCGCCACTATCCGAACCGGCTTCTTCATCCCTCCAAGTGCCAGCTCCACACCAAGCGCCGGTTGCGGCTCCGGAGTCTGAACGATCAAGGTCCGAACCTGTGGCCCAACCCGATCCGGCTCAACGGCTGCGCGAAGAATATGCCGAGATCGCGAGCCTCGCCGCTCAGGCCGTCAGGCTGGGCGTGAGCGTCGATGTAGCAGACGCTATGCGTCGGGGCGTCTCCGCAGCTGATCTTCGCCGTTCCATCCTTGACACGCTCGCCGCTCGCGGCGAGGCCTCAAGCGTCATCGCCGCGGCGCCCTCTGCGCCGGCTGCCGGCGACAGTCCAATTGTGCGGCGTGCCAGGCAACGCGCCGTTGCGGCGCAGGTCTGATCATCACAAGGAGCACCATCCATGCCTACGCTTACAATGTCGCCGACTCTCGGCGACCTGCTCAAACATGAGCTCAACGCCAACTACTGTCGCGAGACCGTGACGCTGAAGTCGGGCGCCAACTACGCACTCGGCTCTGTGCTCGGCAAGATCACCGCCTCTGGCAAGCATCGGCTCTCGCCGGCAGCCCAAGTCGTGGGCGACGAGGGCGCCGAGACTGCGGTCGCCGTGTTGATCGAAGCAGTGGATGCGACCGCGGCCGACAAGACCGGCCTTGTGGTCGCCCGCGGCCCCGCGATCGTGTCCAAGGCGGCGCTCGTATTCGACGCGTCCGTCGATCAGCCGGCCGAGAAGACCGCGAAGTACACGCAGCTCATCAGTGCCGGGGTCATTGCGCGCGATACTGCCTGATCTGCACCGATCATCAGCTTCAACACCCTAACCATTTATCCAGGCCTCGACGGCGCACCGTCGGGGCCTTCATCTTTCAAGGACCCCCTTCCATGGCACCCATGATCAATCCGTTCGACGCGGGCGGTTACTCGCTTGCCGAAATGACCACGGCCATCAACATCTTGCCCAACGTCTACACCCGCCTCGGTGCGATGGGCCTGTTCCGCTTCGAAGGCATCACTCAGCGCAGCGTCATTATCGAGCAGGCTGAAGGCGTATTGAACCTCCTGCCGACGGTGCCGCTCGGCGGGCCAGCAACGGTCGCCAACCGCGACACGCGCTCGATGCGCTCCTTCACCGTGCCGTGGATCCCGCATGATGATGTGATCACGCCGCAGGATATCCAGGGCGTTCGTGGCTTCGGTGTCGCCGACGCGGCTGACCCGCTCGCTACCGTCATGGAGCGCAAGCTCAGCCGCATGCGGGGCAAGCACGCCCAGACCCGCGAATACATGGAGATCAACGCGCTGCGCGGTGTCGTGAAGGACGGCGCCGGCACCGAGCTCTACGACTATTTCGATGAGTTCGGTCTCGCCCAGCAGTCGGTCGATTTCGTGCTCGGAACGGCTGGTACCAATGTGCAGGCCAAGTGCCGGGAGGTGCTGCGCGACATCGAGACCGAACTCAAGGGCGAGACCATGAACGGCGTTCTCGCCATGGTGAGCCCGGGCTTCTTCGACAAGCTGATCGGGCATTCCAAGGTCGAGGATGCCTACAAATACTTCTCATCGACCGGGGCCCAGCCGCTGCGTGAAGACACTCGCCGACGGTTCCCGTTCGCAGGCATCGTGTTCGAGGAATATTACGCCACGGTCACGCTCTCGACCGGCGCTACCGAGACCCTGATTCCCGCGGGCGAAGGCATCGCCTTCCCGCTCGGCACCATGGATACGTTCGTCACCTACGGGGCGCCGGCGAACCTGATCGAAACCGTCAACACCATGGGTCTGCCAATCTATGCCAGGCAGATCGCACGGCCCGATGGCAGCGCTATTGATGTGAAGACCGAGGCTTCTCCGTTGCCGGTCAACAAGCGGCCGCGGCTCGCCGTCAAGATCCACACCAGCAACTGAGCCGGGCTTCTGGCGATGATCGACTTCGACGCGCTGGCGCTCGGACCGGTCTATGAGACCTTTGGCGAGCTGGCTGTCCTGACCATCGGCTCGGCCAGCTACGACGTCGTGGTGATCGACAACACCAAGGGCGTCAGCGTCGAGGATGGCAACATTGTTGGCGTAGAAACGATCCGCCCCGCCTTGGACGTGCGTCGCAGATCTCTCGTCACCCACGGCATCGATGTCGCCAACTTGATCGGTGCGCAGATCGTGTTCGGCACCACGATTTGGCGCACCAAGACGGTCATCGAGAATGGCCATGAGTTGCGCCTGATCGTGATGCAGGACAGCTGATGGACAAGCGCGAAGCGATCCTGCAGCGGCTTGTCGAGATCGCTGCAGGCCTTCAAGGCATCGCCACCGTAGTGCGCAATCAGGACGAAATCTCCGAGCACAAGCGTCCAGCGATCGCGGTGTTCGACGCCGATGAGTCAGCCGACGAGGCGGCCGAGCGGCTGGACCATCCAGGGCGTGCGCCCAATCTGGTGGTGATGACGCCCGAGATTCTGATCCTGCTGGGCGCGCTACCCGAGAGTGTCGGCCCCGCGCTCAACGCGATGCGCGCGAAGCTAGTCAAGGCGGTGCTCACCGACGCGCAGCTGATCTCGCTCGCAGGGGTCAATGGCCGCGTTCGCTACGCCGGCTGTTCGACCCACCTTGGCCACGGTCGCTCCATGGAAGGCTCCATGGGCGTCCAGTTCACCTTTGCATATGTGCTGCGACCCGAGCAGCTCTGAGCCCTATGGAGGCCCGCAATGCCCGTTTCTCCCTCGACCGACAATTATTACGTCGGCAAAGGAAAGATCAGCTTCAAGGCGGTGGGAGAATTGACGTTCCGCGATGTCGGCAACGTCAGCTCACTCGAAACCGCGCCTAACATCAGCACGCTCGAG